GTATGAGATTGGCTTTACCGATCTCGTGTCCGTTATCCCACCGAACGCTGAGTTGTCAGCCATGTCTAAAATCCAAGCGGATCAGGCAGGCAAAGCACCAGGCCGGTTGAATGCGCAAGGCACATGGGGCGGCTACGGCTGGCAGGACTACACGCCGACAGCCAATGACGTTGAGCGGTGGGATCGCAGCCATGCTAACATCGGCTTGAAGGCAAGCAAATATCCTGCGGTTGACATTGATGTTGTTAACGAGGGGCTGGCTAGGGTCATCGGGGAGATGGCGCTAAAGGCATTGGGCAAAGCCCCGATGCGTATCGGTCGTTTCCCCAAGCGGTTGTTCATGTATCGCACCGAAGAAAAGATTGGGCGTATGCAGGTGCGGTTCCGCGATGGTCGCGGGGTCGAGCAGCTTGTAGAGTTTCTAGGTGACGGGCAGCAGTATGTCATTGCAGGTATACACCCTATCACTAAGGAACCTTACAGTCTCGATGTGGACCTGACGCAACGGGGTCCGGCTGGCTTGAAGCTGGTTACACGCGAGAAGATCGAGAAGTTCTTTGCGGACCTGACCGAGACGTTAGAGATGATGGGCTGTATCATTATCCACGCGGATAAGACGGCACACAAGGCCGTCGAGCGCCAGTCGGTAGACCAAGTGTCGCTCACTGCGCCAAGCATCACCCATGTCGCGGCTGCGGTTGCCGCTATCCCGAACACAACGGAAAACTTTCCTGACCGTGATGATTATATCCGTATGGGTTACGCGATTAAGGCGGCGTGTGGCCCTGACCATGAGCCGGATGCGTTCGAGATATTCGCAGCTTGGGCCGAGCGTTGGGAAGACGGCGTTAACTCGCTCGATACTATCGAAGCAGACTTTGGTCGTATGCACCCGCCCTATGAGTTGGGTTGGGATTGGCTGGCGGGGAAAGCCGCAGCCTTTGGTTACAAGCGCGAGGTCGATGAGTTTGAGGTGTCGGACTTTGATGATGAAGACTTCGGCATGGTGGCCTCGGCTGGTGAAACGCCGATAGAGTATAGCGACATTGCATTGGCGCAGCGCGTTGCACGGCTACACGTTTCGGATATTCGATTCGTTGTGGGCGGCATGGGCTGGGTCGCATGGGATGGCAACAAGTGGGCGAAGGACGTGGCCAACAAGCACCTGTCCATCGTGCGCAAGGTCTGCGCGAACGCATCGGCTGAAGCCTTGGACAAGATCGAAAGCATAGCGAAGGGCGAGCGTATCGCGCAGCGCGTGGCGTCCTACAATGTTATCGCTAACGTAGCGAAACTGGCTGCGGTGGAGCCGTCCATGCAAGCAACCACCGAGCAGCTAGACGCGGACATCTATATCCTGAATACTAAGTCGGGGATGGTGGACTTGAAGACCGGGGTCTTGGCTGCGCACGACCGTTCGCGCATGTGCACAAAATGCACATCGGTTGAGGCAGACTTCAGCAAGCCAGCCCCGCAGTGGCAAGCGTTTCTAAATGAAGCTTGCAACGGTGACAGTGAGATGATTTCTTATCTTCAAAGGTTGGCTGGCTATTCTGCAACGGGTAGTACCAAAGAGCATGTGCTTGCCTTCGCGCACGGCTCCGGCGGTAATGGCAAAGGGACGTTCCTTGGCGCGGTAGGAAACATCCTTGGTGATTATGCCACCGTGGCCAGTGCGGACGTGTTCCTTGCGTCGAACAATCAGCGGCATCCTACAGAGTTGGCATCGTTGATGGGCGCTCGGCTGGTTCACGCGCAGGAGATTGACCCATCGCGCAAGTGGGATGAAGCCAAGGTCAAAGCGCTTACTGGCGGGGACAAGATCAGTGCGCGGTTCATGCGTCAGGACTTGTTCGAGTTCCAGCCGCAGTTCACGTTGGTCATCGCCGGTAACACTAAGCCAGAGATTACTAATGTGGATGATGCCATGCGGCGGCGTATGCACCTCATACCCTTTGATACTAAGCCTGTCCGTAAGGACGTTGACTTGCCGGACAAGCTGAAAGAGGAATACCCGGCCATCTTGGCGTGGGTTATCGAAGGCGCTAAGTCTTGGCTATTAGAGGGGTTGAACCCACCAAAGGCAGTAGTCGAAGCTACCGATGAATATCTCGCAGGCGAGGATGCATTGGCCCGCTGGGTGACTGAGCGTTGCGTGGCCTCCCCTGACCATGAGATGGGTACAACCGAGGCGTTCAATGACTTCCGCGACTGGTGCAAGGATAACAACGAAGCCAAGGGCCGTGACTGGTCGCAGCGTAAGTTCACAGCAGAGATGAAGACGCATGGCTATGACCACGCAAAGGATCGGTCCACACGAACGAAGCGTGTGTTCCGTGGTCTTGAGCTTCTCATTGGCGATGCAGACCACATGATTATCAACGCCATGATAGATGAGCAGCCGGAAGATTTCTTCGGCGTTCAGATTAATTTTAGAGCAGGTGAGGAGGACGTGTAATGTATGGGAATGATTTCATGAGATACAAAGAGATTCGTGATGCGCTGAACGATGAAGTGGTGGATGTGGTTAATCACCCATCGCACTATAAGTCTGGTGGCATCGAGGCCATCGAAGGTATCGAAGCGTCGATGGGGCCAGAGGCATATGCTGGCTACCTCAAGGGCAATATCCTGAAATATATGTGGCGCTATGAGAGAAAAGGGAAGCCGATTGAGGACTTGAAGAAGGCCCGATGGTATCTTGACCGGCTTATAGGTTTACGCGAACGTAAAGCAGACTAAGGGGGCTTCGGTCCCCCTTTTTTTATTTGGGGACGCATTGGCGAAAGTTGGGGACGCTTTGGGGACGCTTCGGGGACGGATAAATATGAGGACTTCTGCGGGTGGGGACGGAAGGGACACTTAAATCTGACATGATTGGCCCTAATATAAGTAACAGTGTTACCCCTGTACATTTTACACTGTTACTTACTTACGCCAACAAACCGGCGCTCAAACCCGTCCCTTCCGTCCCGAGCCGCCTAGAAGCTGGGTTTTTGCCGTCCCCGATTTGTCCCCGACCCGTCCCCGATTTTCCGAACCCGTCCCGGATGGCAGTTTTGCGTTAATCGTCATCAAAGACACCCGGCAAGTCGTCCGCATCGAGATTATGAGAGCCGACTTGCTTGGGTGGTGTGATGTCGATGATGGTGTTGTCTTCGATGAGGTCATGGGCTTCATGTGGATTTGATGACGCCAAGTTTAGCTGCTTCAGTGCCTCAAGGTGTAGTTGGTTCACGTTCACTTGAATTGCTGTGGCTGGCTTGGCTTGGAACCTGTCAGGGTTAGCAACCCCAGCCATCCATTTGCGCGTTTCGATCTTGAGCCGGTCAGCGTTAGCCGAGTTGTTGTCCGAGGCATCGGCAATGTCCAGACATTCATCTGCCCATTGCTCCGCCGCGATTGACCTGGCCTGCTTGAACCGCTCTTCTCGGTTCGGGTCTTTGCGAATCCAATGGTAGAGGGACAGGTTGCTGATGTTCAGTTCACGGGCAAGGCCAGCCATTGTCAGGCCGGATGCAATCTTCTCCAGCAATACCGTCTCACCAACCTTGTCTAAGTTGGATGCAATCGTGCGGCGTTTAATGTGCCCTGCCATTTTCTATTTCCTTTTCCTGCTGAATATCAAGCCGTATTAAGTATACCGCCAAGACTAGGGCCGTGGCAAATGCGGTGGATGCAAAGGCAATTTGCCAGCCGCTGCCCCATAAATAAAAGGGCAACGCCACCAATGCTGCCACAAACGCCGCAGGAGCCAACATGAGAGCGAATATGTACGGCCCCGTCACCATGTACCAGAGAATTGCTTTCATCGCTCCAGACCCCTTAGAAACGTCTCTAAGAGGATAGAGACGGTAGCCGGTACTGGCCGACCACCCTGCTCATAATATCTTATCGACCGTTCGCACAGCCCTATCTTATCAGCAAGCTGGCCTTGCGTCAGGTTCAGCCTGTCGCGTGTTGCTTTGAATTCTTCACTCGTCATCTGCTTTGTCCTCTATTCCCATTACGGCGCTATAGTCGAAACTCTCGGTGCAATCCTGTATTGATACCAACTCTTTGCCAAAGTATTCGACCTCAGCATTGTAAGTGTAAACCTTCTTTGGGACTAGCAGCCGGTTCTGCGCGAACAGAACGCCCCTTTCGGTAGCCCGCCAAAGTCCTGAATGCTTCTTTGTCGTATCATCTGTAGCTCGGCGCTCAACTAGTCCCCACCAACGCAAAGTCGGCAGTTGGTTAGACCTAACCAGCCAACGAGGGCCTCGCTGCGGTATGTTAATCCAATCCCCGTCAGCACTTTGATTAGCCAGCCATACCAGTGACTGCGCCATAGTCTCGTTAAGGCTGCGCGGGTAAACCTTACCCCACCTATCGCAGCATGGGCAATGCCCGCCATCGCCATTAATAATCTCCCGCCATGCGGAACGAAGTGTATGTATGAATATGTGTTCATCTGTCATGTCTCATCCTTCAATGCTGCTTCAGCGTCTTCAATCAATTCTATTGGAGGCCAGCGCAGATAGCACACATGCTCTGCGGTTATCACGCCGAGGGATTCCAGATATTCCATCAAGCGGTAAGCCAAGGTGGCTTCGGCCCGTTCGGTGTATCGGTCAGGCAATGCATCATCATCATCTAGCAGTTCGCTGATGCGGGCGATGTGTTGTTGTGCCGTCTCGCTCATTTGCGTTGTTCCTTTTCCTTGCGCTTTTCGGCAAAGGTTTTCCCATCCAAGCCACGAAGGGGCCAAGCACTGTCGGAGGATACACGGTGATTGCGGTTTAAGGGCGCGGCCTGTGGAATTTTAATCATGCTGCGGGGTTCCCATCTGTTTTTTAAGCGCCAAGATTAACGCTTCATACTCTACCGCTAGGTCATAGTATGTTCCGGCGCGGATTTCGTGGCCCATTTCATCGGCCCGTGCTGCCTTCTCAAAACAATCTGAACGCACATCGTCCAGCGTTGCAAGGATCGTGAGCAATTGCAGGGTGGTTAGCTCTAGCTTGTGCATGTTAGTATCCCTTTGCTTTAGTGATTGCGGCCCGTGCTTCTATTGCGCTGCCTGATAGGTGGCTATCCGCCAACCCCAGCGCCAGCGCGTCATCAAGCAATGCTTCAAGCGCGGCCAACATCTCGGCGTAGCGGTCTTGCATCGCCAAGATCGCGGTTAGGTTTTCAACGCTATCAGCGTATAGCTCGCCTTCATTATTTACGGCGTTGCCCATTAGTACGCATTTGTTGCTTTGGAGTAGCTCGCGCACTGTGCGGAATATGTCGTTTTTCATGCTAGTGCTCCCTCTGGTGCGTATGCATCTCGCATATGATCGGCTAACTCCGCCCAATTAACGGAAGCCATGAAGCCGGTCATAACGTCAGCGACAAAGCCCGTTGTCTCGGCATTATCCTCTAAGTAATTCCAAACCCAATCCCTATAATCGTCAGCTTCCAATTCGCTGGCGCTATGCTTGTCGAAACCATCGTTGAACCAAAGCCCAACTGTCCAAGTTTCGCGGTTTGTCCAGCCGTGATAAGTGGTGTCTGTCATAATCTCTATTCCCTTTATTGGCACTAGCGCCATCCTCGCGGCGGATTGCTCCGCCGTCTGGTGGTGGTAGTTAGCGGCGGTAGAATAAGCCGTCATCTTTTGCCTTGAAAAACCGCTTTCGTGAGCCGTCCGCAAGAAACATTTCGGGCGTGTCATCAATCGTAAACGTGCGGTAGTGGATTGCGCCGTGTCCGAAACGTATCTCCGCCATGGTTGGCTGGCGGCGGTAAACAATCTCACCTGCTTCGCATTGATAGGCGTTCATGCTGCCACCTTCCGCTTAGTTACATGAAAGCGCGATGGGTCGAACAGCGTCCAATAAGTGCGCGCATTCCAGCCCCTTGCGTCAAAGTCTGGCCGCATTGCGTATTCCATGCCACCGGCAGCGTCATTGTAGCGGTAAATCTTTTCATCCAAGCCAACAATATGGTCAAGCCTAGCAAGGCCGGTGTCACCATTGGATGCGGTATGGATTTTACATTTAATTAAATCGGCCATGATTACTTCCCCTCTTTATCGTTACTGGTAAACAGTGAGACACTGGCCAGCATGCCTAGTATCCACAAAAATACAAATGCGTTGAATGGTAGATAGGCTTCCATTATGCGGCCCCTTGTGTTGCGTAGTTAGCGACGAAATCATTACACCGCTTATATTCGCGGGGTGATAGCCACATCGCCGAATGGTCAATTGCTACGTCAAGGCGTGCAAGCCTATCGGCAAAAGGTATGTCGTGGCGTTCAAGGTTAGCGGTGTAACGCTCAAACGCTGTAAGGTTAGCTAGTCGCATGGTTAGTCTCTCTCTCTTTCGTGGTTGATGCAATACCAATAGGCACAGCTTGCCGGTTGGTCAATAACAATCGCAACCGATATGGTTCTATTAATACAACCATTATGGTTGTTGCCCTGCTCACATTATAATGTGCGCGCCTTGCCCCTATATATAATAATGTCGGAACACTATGCCGCTTTATAGTGGTGGAGAGACACCGCCGCGCTTCGCTTTTCGCGTGCCTCTGAAGCCATTTGGTCGCTCACTAATACACTGTTACACTCGGAAACCCGCAGAAATGCGTGGTTTTTTGGGTATGGAGGTCGAAATGGCCTTCCGATCCGACCCCCCCCCG